TAGTGGCAACTGATTGCATAACAGTTGTCGTAGACAAGTAAGTCACTGTTTATGCTCATACTTCGTATGGTATGGTGGATAGAGGCATCAATTCTGTTCTCACCGCAGCCCTGCAAGGCATTATACATGACCACCCGCACGTTGAGAGGGGGCCGGGCAGGGGCCATAGGGGGTGGGTACGTATATATACATGTACTTCTACACAGATCAGGAAAATGATACTGTTAACCACTATACACATAGGGTGGTTTACATATACGTAGGGTGTTATTTGTGATCACATAATACGACAAACATGCAACTTCTAGCACATAATGTGTTGTACTGTACGATTAGGGGTTGACATGTAATACAGAATGTGTAAAACTATATATGTTGGGTGTTGGGTAGGGTCACGTACAGTGATACATATACATGTATATATACTTACTTATAATTATACTTAACTATATATACATATAAGTATACACGTACAGTGATTACACTTACATGTACCAATCCGTAGACATACAATTGCCGATAGGCGAACGAATATTTGTATTAATAATAAAATAAGTATTGACAATGGCAAAGAAATCAGTAAAACTATATACAGACAATGTTCTTGAAGAGTTCTATAATCATGTAATTGATGGAAAACTTGAGAACTTACATATTCCCCATAGTGATGTATTCTACGTAAAGACTGCAGTGGAAGCCCACTACGGTACTCCATTTACTTTAGAGCATGTAGAGTGGGCTATGCGTAAAGAAGGATGGACTGATAGCTAAAGACCCTAGATTAGAACGTGCAGGGGTGTCAGGTTTTAATAAACCTAAGCGTACTCCTAGTCACCCTAAGAAGTCACACGTAGTTGTGGCTAAAGAAGGTACTACCATTAAGACTATTCGCTTTGGTGAACAGGGAGCTTCCACAGCAGGTAAACCAAAAGCTGGTGAATCAAGTACAATGAAAAAGAAACGGGCATCATTCAAAGCTCGACATGGAAAGAATATAGCCCGTGGTAAGCTAAGCGCTGCGTACTGGGCAGATAAAGTTAAATGGTAAAGGATTACTAAAATGGGTGTACTATCAGCTGCAGCACGTGCCGCAATGAAAGCTAGTAAAGCAGCGGCTAAGCTAAAGAAGAACGCAGGCAAGGGCGACCTTGATGTAGATACGGTAGTTAAGGCAAGGGTAGCGAAGGCTAAGAAAGCTAAAGCTAAACCCAAAGCTAAAGACTCCGGTGATATTTCTGAAGTGGTAATGCGTAAAGATCGTAAGCCTAACACTGCAGAGAAGCAGACTAGCAAAGAACGTTTAAAAGAAGCTACAGGTTCTATTTCTGCAGGTACTACTAAAGCAGGGGCCAAGCCTTTGACAATGAGTTCGTATCGTTCTATGTCCTCTGCTAAACGTTCAGCTGCTTTGTTAAAAGCTGACATAGACTTTCGTGCAGGTAGTATTACTAAAGCTGAACGTGCGGAAATTGTTAAACGTATTCGGCAGTCAAATGCATCTGAGGTAGATAAGTCAGGTCGCCAAATGGCACAGGGTAAGTCTAACAAAAAAGCTAAGCCTGTATCACTTGCTCCCGACATGAAGTTTAGCAAAGGCGGCTACACAAAAGGTAAGAAGTAATAATCTCCCCTATTACAGTAAACGCATAACGGCATTGCATTATTGTCTGTAGTATGGTATAACTAAGTATGGTATAACTTCCTTGGCACTAATACAAGGAGATATATACCATGCTAAAACGTTTACTTAAAAGTTTACAAGAAAGCCAACAACGCCGTGCAGACTATTGGCTGCTGCATAACATGACCAACAAAGACTTACGTGATATAGGAATTACTCGTGGCGAAATCAAAAGTAAAATCTACAGTCAATGAGGCAGGAAATTATACTAAGCCTACTATGCGGAAACGTTTGTTTGAGCGGATTAAGCGTGGAACCAAGGGCGGCAGCGCAGGGCAGTGGTCTGCACGTAAGGCACAGCTACTGGCAGCAGAGTACAAAAAAGCAGGTGGGGGTTACAAGTAATGGCAGCTGGAATGAAGCACTATTTTAAAGATGGTGTAGAACATAAAGGTGCAACCCACAAAGACGCTAAGGGCAAGTTAATGTCCGGTGCAAAGCACGTAGCGTCTAGTAAGTATCTATACCACGTAAAGGAACTGTCAGCTACCGCTAAGAAGAAGGTCAAGAAGTAATGGCCCTTGCTAAATCCCAAAAGAGTCTTAGTAAATGGACAAAGCAAAATTGGAGAACTAAAAGTGGTAAGCCTTCGACACAAGGTAGTAATGCTACAGGTGAACGCTATTTACCTGCTGGGGCGATCAAAGCTATGTCTAGCTCAGAGTACGCAAAAACTACGGCAAAGAAAAGAAAAGATACAGCGGCAGGTAAGCAAGTATCTAAGCAACCTAAAGCGGCGGCTAAAACTGCCAAACGTTTTAGGAGGGTCTAATGACATCCTTTGAAGAAGCTGACAAAGATTGTAATGGTTCTATTGAGAAGTCTGAATGGGACGCTTTACTATTAGAAGATAAACGTAGGCGATTAGAAGATGAAGATGCACACAGAGACCAAACTAGAAAGATGGCTTGGTTCGCATTATGGGGAATGCTCCTTTATCCTTTTGGTGTGGTTGCAACGGGTGCGCTCGGCCTTGACAACGCTTCCTCAATCATCGGCAGTATGGCAAGCGTTTACTTTGTGTCAGTTGCTGGGGTCGTATCTGTTTTTATGGGCGTAACTAACCTAGCTAAGAAAGCTGTAAGCAAATGATTGGTCAACTCTTAGGTGCCGTAGGTAGTCTTGCCAGCACTTACCTCGACGGTAAGGTAGCAGTACAGAAAGCTAATGCAGAGATTAAAGTCAAACAAGCCACAGGTGAGATTGACTGGGACATTGAAGCTATCAAGGCTACACAGAATAGTTGGAAGGATGAATGGATAACTCTACTTTTCAGTATCCCCCTGATACTAGCCTTCTGTGGTGACTGGGGTAATCAAATAGTACAAGCAGGTTTTACTGCACTTGAAGTAATGCCGACATGGTATCAATATAGCTTAGGTGGCATTGTAAGTGCCAGCATAGGAATGAGATCAGTAAGTAAGTTTTTCGGAGGAAGTAAGTAATATGGCTATGCGACCAAAGGCACGTCCCGCAAATATGGGTAAAGTAGACGGAACACCAGCAGCTGTGACACGATTTATTACAGCTAACGGTATTTCTGCAGCTAAAAAGAAATACAAGCCAGCTTCCATTATGGCTGCACAAAAGCTAACAAAAGATAAAGTTAAAGCACCTACAACTTCACTACGTCCAAAAGGTCGTCCACTGGTCGCTGGTAGCGTAGGTAATACGTCAAGCACTCGTGGTTTTAAGCCGTTGGGAAAAATGTAATGGCATTTAATTTATCACAACGTAGCCTTGACAAGATGGAAGGCGTAGATGAAACACTTGTGTCTGTAGTTAAACGTGCCATTGAACTTACGAAGATAGACTTCGGAGTTATCTATGGTATGCGTACACAAGCGGAGCAACGTAAACTTGTAGCTGCAGGTAAGTCTCAGACTATGAAGTCTAAGCACCTTGTAGGTAGGGCAGTTGACTTGATGGCTTACGTAGAAGGTAAGGGTTGCTGGGAACTAAACGTCTATGACGATCTATGTGACGCAATGAAAGAGGCAGCTAAGGAACTTGATGTGGCAATCAAGTGGGGTGCCGCATGGTCAGAGGGTGACATTCGTACGTACGAAGGTACATCGGAAGACGCAATGATGAAATACATTGATCTTCGCCGCAGTGAAGGTCGTAGGCCCTTTATTGATGGCCCACACTTTGAGTTGATGTAAAGGAAGTAATATGGCACGTGAGTTAACGGAACGTCAACAAAAGTTTTTAGCAGTCCTTATGGATGAGGCAGGTGGTGATGTTACTACCGCCAAAAAACTTGCAGGGTATTCAGAAAATACTTCTAATACAGAAATTACTAATAGCTTGAAAGAAGAAATCATTGACACAACACATAGCTATCTAGCACGTAACGTACCTAAAGCTGCTATCGCTATGGTTAGTGCCTTGTACGATCCTACTGAGTTAGGCATTCGTGAAAAGATGGCGGCAGCTAAAGAACTACTAGACCGTACAGGCTTAGTTAAAACTGAGAAGGTACAGGTAGAATCTAAGGGTGGTGTCATGCTGATGCCAGCTAAACAAGTACAGGAAGACGATGACTAAGCCATTAGGACAATGGAAACTACCACAACCGACTGACCTACAAGAAGACAACGAATGGGTTCCTATCCCACGTGTAGCTAGAACAGTTCCCTTCGGGTATCAATTAGACCCAGAAGATAGCGGAATACTCTTGCCAATTGTACACGAACTTGATATGCTTATGGAAGCTAAGAGATACTTAAAGCAGTACTCTTATCGTGAGGTAGCTAACTGGCTTACACGAAACACAGGCAGAAGTATATCTCACGTAGGATTAAAGAAACGGTTGGACAATGAGCGAAGAAGAAAAAACAAAGCTGGAAGCCTACGCAGATGGGCAGACTATGCGAAAAAGGCAATCGCCAAAGCGGAAGAAATCGAGCGCACAAGGATCGGCGCAAAAGCCCAAGGCGAGGAAGACAAGCCAAAAGCAGACGCAGCCTAAACCTACTACCTTACTTGTAGAAGATTTGTCGCAGGTAGAAGAACAGCATAACATTATTTTTAAACCTAATGCTGGGCCACAGACAGACTTCCTAGCTGCAAGTGAGCGTGAGGTCTTATACGGAGGCTCTGCAGGGGGTGGAAAGAGTTACGCTATGTTAGCTGACCCTTTACGCTTTATGGGCCACCCAGCCTTCTCAGGATTGCTCCTACGGCATACCACGGAAGAACTACGAGAACTTATCTTTAAGTCACAAGAAATGTATCCTAAGATTTGGCCCGGTATTAAATGGTCAGAACGTAAGATGCAGTGGACTGCACCCTCTGGTGCCAGACTGTGGATGTCCTACCTAGATAAAGAAGATGACGTACTTCGCTATCAAGGTTTAGCATTTAGCTGGATAGGCTTTGACGAACTTACGCAATGGCCTAGTCCCTTCGCTTGGAACTACATGAGATCACGTTTACGTTCTACAGCTAAAGACCTACCAGTGTACATGAGAGCGACTACTAACCCCGGAGGCAGAGGACACCATTGGGTTAAGAAAATGTTTATTGACCCTGCTGCATACGGTGTATCCTTTGACGCTACTGATATTGAAACTACTGAAGTACTTCGCTACCCTGCAGGGCATGAGAAAGCAGGGAAGGCACTATTCAAACGTAAGTTTATTCCTGCACGATTAAGAGATAATCCATACCTAGCTGAGCAAGGCGACTATGAGGCAATGCTTCTATCCTTGCCTGAGCAACAACGTAGGCAACTACTAGACGGTGATTGGGACATTAAAGAAGGTGCAGCATTTACGGAGTTCGATAGAAACATCCACGTAGTTGAACCCTTTAAGATACCATCTAACTGGGTTAAGTTTCGGGCATGTGACTATGGATATGGAAGTAAATCTGGCGTAGTCTGGATTGCTGTATCCCCTAGTGAACAGTTAGTAGTGTATCGTGAGTTATACGTAACAAAGGTACTTGCTGCTGACCTCGCAGACATGGTTCTTAACCTAGAAGCGGAAGACGGAAACATTAAATACGGCGTATTGGATAGCTCTCTTTGGCACAAACGTGGTGATACGGGACCGTCCCTAGCGGAGCAGATGGTACAAAGGGGTTGTCGGTGGCGTCCATCAGATCGTTCTAAAGGCTCTCGTGTAGCAGGTAAGAATGAAATACACAGGCGATTACAGGTTGATGAGTTTACAGAAGAACCTAGACTTATATTTTTTAACACCTGTACTAACATAGTTGCACAGTTACCTGCGCTACCCATAGACAAAAGAAACCCAGAGGACATAGACACTACCTCAGAAGACCACTTGTACGATGCGCTAAGGTATGGTATTATGTCAAGACCACGATTTAGTATATGGGACTACGATCCCAACAGTGGACCATCAAATACTATGAGAGTAGCAGATGCTACTTTTGGATATTAAGGAAGCATAAATGGAAGAAGATACTGAAGGCTTTATTGAAGATGATTCAATTGTATTAGAAGATAGTGAAGACTCTTCTATTGACGATGCCAATACTTCTAAAATTATTCCATTCATTATGGAAAAGTATAATCGTGCAGATGATTATCGTCAGCAGGATGAGTTGCGCTGGCTACGTGCGTATCGTAACTACAGGGGTTTGTACGGTCCCGATGTACAATTTACAGAGGCAGAAAAGTCTCGTGTATTTATTAAGGTAACAAAAACTAAAACTCTAGCTGCCTACGGGCAAATTGTTGACGTGTTATTTGCGGGTCAAAAGTTTCCCCTTACAGTTGACCCTACTGAACTGCCAGAAGGCGTAGTTGCAGATGTACACTTTGACCCTAAAGAACCGGATCAGCTTCGTACTTCTGAACTAAATGCCAGCGTTAGCCCTTACGGATTTGCTGGTGACGGTAAAGATTTACCTGCAGGCGCTACCGCTAAAACATTGTTAGATAGTATAGGGCCACTTAAAGATAAGATTAGCGAAATTGATAATGTTCGTGTAGGTGTAGGTAAAACTCCTACTGCAGTTACTTTTAGTCCTGCAATGATCGCCGCTAAGATGATGCAAAAGAAAATCCACGACCAACTAGAAGAGTCTAGCGCAAGTAAACATTTACGTAGTACGGCCTTTGAAATGGCCCTGTTTGGTACAGGTGTTATGAAAGGCCCCTTCGCAGTAGATAAAGAGTATCCTAACTGGGGTGAAGACGGTGAGTATTCACCTATTATGAAAACAATTCCACAAGTATCCCATGTATCCGTGTGGAACTTTTATCCTGACCCAGACGCAAATAACATGGATGAAGCACAGTTTGTAATTGAACGTCACAAGATGTCTCGTACACAGTTGCGTGGATTAAAGCGTAGGCCACACTTTCGCCGTAACGTAATTGATGAAGCAGTCCAACTTGGTGAAAACTATAATAAAGAATCTTGGGAAGACGATCTTTCTGATTACGCACCAGAACACGGCGTAGAACGGTTTGAGGTACTGGAGTATTGGGGCATGGTAGATGTCGAGATGCTTATGGATCAAGGCGTAGACATTCCTGAAGAGCTAGAAAACGTAGATGAGTTGCAAGCTAATGTATGGATTTGCAATGGTAAACTTCTTCGTATGGTTCTTAATCCGTTTAAACCTGCAAATATTCCTTACATGGCGGTGCCTTATGAGCTTAATCCTTATAGTTTTTTTGGCGTAGGCATTGCGGAAAACATGGACGATACACAAACTTTGATGAATGGTTTTATGCGTATGGCAGTAGATAACGCCGTACTGTCTGGTAACTTACTTATTGAGGTAGACGAAACTAATCTAGTACCGGGACAAGACTTGTCTGTGTATCCCGGTAAAGTGTTTAGGCGTCAAGGTGGTGCGCCGGGACAAAGTATCTTTGGTACTAAGTTTCCTAACGTAGCCCAAGAAAACTTACAGTTGTTTGACAAGGCACGTGTACTTGCAGATGAAAGCACAGGCTTCCCTTCTTTTGCGCATGGTCAGACAGGCGTATCTGGCGTAGGACGTACCGCTTCTGGCATATCTATGCTTATGGGAGCAGCCCAAGGCGGAGTAAAGAACGTAATTAAAAATATTGATGACTACTTGCTTCGCCCACTAGGTGAAGGTTTGTTTAGATTTAATATGCAGTTTGATTATGATCCTGCCATTAAGGGTGACTTGGAAGTTAAAGCACGTGGTACAGAAAGCTTAATGGCTAATGAAGTACGTAGTCAAAGATTAATGCAGTTTATGCAAATATCTTCTAGTCCAGCACTTGCACCTTTTGCAAAATTCCAGTATATTATACGAGAGATTGCAAAGTCTCTTGAACTAGACCCAGATAAAGTTACCAACAATATGGACGAAGCAGCTATTCAAGCTGAGCTTATGAAGGGCTTTCAACAACCAGCTGCAGATGGAAGTCAGGGACCAATGGACCCTACAGGCGCAGGTGGTGGTAATATAGGTACGGGCCAAGTTCCAGTGCCTAATGAACAAGGATTTAGTGGAAATGCACAAGGACAAGGAGCACCTGAGCAAGCTCAAGGCAATGGTCAACAACCCCCAGCAATGGGACCAGTTCAGTAGTTATATTGATACATTGATAGCGCAACAGCATCGTACTATGGAACAGTCTGACAATGACAAGATTATGTATAGGTCACAAGGTGCTATATACACATTGCGTAGGCTAAAGCTACTTAGAGATGAAGTATTAAAAAATGGCTGAAGAAAAAGTAAGTCAAGGTTTAAAATTTAACAGAGGTGGAACCCCAATGCGGAAACAAATGAAACTTTTTAACGATGGTGGTCTTAAAGAAGAGGGTGGCATGGTAGACAAAGAGTCTGGTAATAAAGTTCCTGTAGGCGGTACACGTAAAGGTGTTCGTGATGACATACCCGCTATGGTCAGCGAAGGTGAGTTTGTATTTCCCGAAGATGTAGTTAGGTATATTGGTTTAGATAAACTTATGCAGATGCGACAGAAAGCTAAGGCAGGACTTCAAAATATGGATGACATGGGGCAAATGGGCAATAGTGAAGAAGCTACTGTTCCAGATGACGCACCATTAAGTCTCCCTGTTGGCATGGCGGAAGGTGGGGTAGTACAAAATGCGGCACCTCGTTCTTTAGTTGGGGGTGTTGCTCAAACTGCTGCGCCTCGTCAACTAACTACTACAACCCCTACTGCAAAAAGATCAGCCGTTAGTTTTAAAGAATTTATGGGTAAAGGGTACGTAGAGTTTAAAGAATATCGTAACTCAGCAGGCACTTCTTTGTTAATACCTTTTGTGGGCGGCTCTCCCGCATATCCTATTCCATCAGGCTATACAGAATATACACCGACCTCTGACGAAAGTGGTTCTACAGGCGGAGCATCGCAGGGTACTACCGCTATAGCTACGGAAGTAGGTAACGCTATAAACGCCGCAACGGGCAACGACAAAGACGATAACAATTTTACTGTGCCAAAGTCTCAATTTCAAAAATCTGGTGGCTGGGATATGGATACGACAGGCTCCGACGGTAAAGATTTACAGCTTTGGATTGACGAAGCGACTAAATTTTTTGATGGTACGTCTTCTGTAGTCTCTGGCGTTGCTTCTGTTTTTGGATTAGGTGTTCCTGTATACTTACTAAATAAAAGTCAACGGAACCGTGTGATAGAAGACTTAGACGAAAAAATTGCACAGGCTAAAAAAACTTCTATGCCGGGACAGGTTGCAGCGTTACAAAAAATTAAAGATTCACTAAATGAAGAATCAAAAAAATCTATTTTAAGTAAAGTAGTAGATGGCATTACCGGAACTATAGGCGACCTGTTTGGTGCAGACGAGGAAGAAAAGAAAAAAGCAGTAACAGAGGTAGTTAAAATTGAAAACGAAACTTTTAATTTTGGCGATGTAGAAGGTCAGTATAGTAAATCTCCTTCCTTATCTACAGACCTACCGGGTGAGCTTAGTGAACCCGAATTTACAAGTACAGCTAACATGCCAGCAGCCACTGCAAAAGACGAAGAAAAATTTAAAGATGAATTTGATGCATTTACACGTAAGTACAGTACAGCACTAGCCGATGTAGAAAAGAACCTAATACCAAGAGATGTACTAGAGTACATTTTAAAGGATGCTTCGGTGAGGCTGGGTAAAGATGCGGCTCGTGAAATACAATCTAATAGTATGACTACACTTTACAACACAGATTACGCAAACAATACTGTTGCCAATTTATTTGGCCCTAACTTTGGTCGGCCTAAGTTATCTACAGAAGAACAAATAGCTAAACGTGCCAGTATAACACCTTCCGGTGGCGTACCTTTTTCTGCGTCAACCGCTGATCCTCGTTTATTAGAGGCGGCAGGTTATCCAGTACAAACGAAAGAAGAACAAACACCTTCCTTTACGCCCAGCACACCAAGCTACGATATGTTTGGTAAACCGTACGCTAATGCTACTGTACGTAAGTATGCAGACGATGCTTTAGCAGATAGCTCAGCTTTTGCAAATACTGTTACCGAAGTAAATAATCTAGTTAAAGGGTATGATTTTAAAACGGACCTTGGGCCACTTCCCGGTGTTGATCCTAACTTTACACTAGAGTCAACGCAGCAGTTTACGCCTAAAATGACTACTGAAGTACCTAAATTTGATGTACCATCATCCCCACGTAATTATACAGATACCGCATACAACTATGGTACACAGATGGATACTACTCTATTTCCTGCAACCGTACAAGACCAAACACAACAAGCTTTTGCGGGAAGCACGTACGATACCGTGCCTGCGTATTCGACTAAGCAACCACCCGCACCTGTTGCTGGGGCACCTGTCGCACCTACCTTTCCTGTAGACCCACGTCTTTCTATCTCTAGTACAGGTCTTCCTGCTGCTACAGCACAAACATTTAACCAAACCTTTGCAACAAATCGTGCAGCAGGTGCTAAAGAGTTTAGCTATGACAGAGATGGCGATGGTAAAACAGAAAGATACACTACTGATCTTGCTAAACCAGCTGAAGCGGCTAAAGCAGGTTCTAATAGTCTATACCAAACTGCAGCAAATTTGTTTACCCCCGGTGATGATAAAGAATATGTAGGTGGTGAGATTGTTACTACCGGAAGTAGTAAATCTAAAACAAAGACTACTCCCGCTGCAAGTAAAAACGTTGCCACTGCAAATGTTATTAATAAGACAAGTGCTCCTATAGCTAAAGCCAATCAGGATAGATTTGGAGATGCTGGTGCAGGTAATGTGTGGGCGGTACAACCGGGAACTAATGCAGTCACTAAAGTAAAAGCTGCAAAAGTTGTAGGCTCACGTAGTAAAGAAGCTGTACAGGCAGACATCAATAAAGAAATAGCAAATGGCTGGACGCCAAGAGCTAACGAACTTGTAAAAGAACGTGCCGCTGCTCAACCTGCACCTACACCAGTTGCAAGCAGCAGTAATAAGGACAGCGGAAACGATGGTGGCAACGAAGATAAAATTGTATGTACCGAAATGTATCGCCAAACCCAACTGGTAGATTGGCAACGGTCTATAAAGATTTGGGACATATATCAAAAAAGGCACTTGACACCCCTACATCAAATAGGTTATCATTGGTTATTCAAACCTTACGTTAAAGGTATGAAGAATAGTTCTATACTAACTAAGTTAGGTGCAGCTTTAGCCAAACATAGAACACAACACCTTCGTCATGTACTTACTAAAGGTAAAGCTAAAGATGATATTTTAGGTAATATCTGGTGCAAGATTGTACACCCATTAGTATACGTTGCGGGTGTCATTAAAGAAAAGATAGGTAAATAGCATGGAAGAAGAAACATATACATTTGGAGAGTACTTCAATGAAGTCCAAGGCCGTGCTGCTGAACTATCAGATGAAGAAAAATCTACATTAAGTTCCTTGCAAACATCTCCTCAAGGTGCTATACTAGCAAAAGTATTAGGTCCAGACTTGACAATGCTTAGTTCAATGCTTACACCTACACCCAAGCGTGGCTTAGCGGCACGTAGATAATCCGCTATATTTGACTGGCTACCCATCCCCCTGACAACACACTAGGCTACGGCGGCCCCAGTAAGAGAGAATAAAATGAACGATACTATTATGGCAGAAGAAATGCAAGCCCCTACTAAGGTAGCCTTTGCAAATCGTAAATACTCTAATGAAGACAAACGTAAAATAGAAGAAGAAGAACTAAAAAAACTTATTGCGGAACAAAGTGGCGAAGCTCCTGAACAGGAAGATGAACCAGTAAACGCAGAAGATAAAAGCTTTAAGAAACGTTATGGCGATCTTCGCCGCCACATGCAAGAAAAAGAAAAAGATTGGGACGATAAGTTTAAACTTATACAACGTCAATTAGAGCAATCTACTAAAGAAGAAATTAAACTTCCTAAATCCGATGAAGACATTGACGCTTGGGCAAAGCAATATCCTGACGTAGCGGCTATTGTAGAAACTATTGCTATTAAAAAGGCACGGGAACAATCTGCGGGTTTTGAAGAACGGGTAAAAGAAATTGATGAGATGAGAGCTAGTGCCGCACGTGAAAAAGCTGAGTCGGAATTGCTGTCTGCGCATCCAGATTTTGGTGATATACGTGACAGTGACGAGTTTCACAATTGGGTTGATGAACAACCTAAGTGGGTACAAGACGCTCTGTATGAAAATGATAGTGATTCCCGTTCTGCTGCACGTGCAATTGATTTGTACAAAGCGGATATGGGTATTAAAACAAAGAAAAGTGCAAGCCCCAAAGACGCTGCACGTTCTGTAAATAGTCGTAATAATCGTAGTGTTCCTGACACAAGCAACTCCTCTGGTACTTTTAAAGAGTCTCAAGTAAATAAAATGTCACCGCAACAATACGAAAAAGCTTCCGATGCTATTATGGAATCTATTCGTACGGGTAAATTTATTTACGATATGTCTGGTAATGCTAGATAAACCTATTGACATATAATTTATTTATGTTATAACTATATGTACAATGTAGTAGTGTGGCCCCTACATAGGACTACCCACACTACAACTAACTAAACTTCCCGCAAACAACAATAACGCTTTCGGACAACCTAATGTCTCATGGCCCGTTATACTAGAAGGTAGGCCAACTTTCTTGTTAACGCACCCTAGTAGTAATTAGCCTCTGTATAAGTCATTAGTCGTTTGCATCTGTATCTAATGCTAGGAGAATTAATATGGCATTCGGAACCGCTGCTGGTTATGGCAATTTACCAAACGGTAATTTCTCACCAGTCATTTATAGCAAACAGGTGCAACTTGCATTCCGCAAAGCATCTATCTGTGAAGCTATTACTAACTCTGATTATTTTGGCGAAATCGCCAATATGGGTGACTCAGTTAAAATTATTAAAGAACCTGAGATCACTGTTCAACCTTACCTACGTGGTACAACTATTACACCACAAGACTTGGACGATGAAGATTTCTCATTGACAATCGACAAAGCTAACTATTTTGCTTTCAAGGTTGACGACATTGAGGAAGCGCACAGTCACGTCAACTTCCAAAGCCTTGCTTCGGATCGTGCTGCGTATCGTTTGTCTGACCAGTTTGACCAAGACGTACTTGGTTATCTGACAGGCTTCAAACAGTCTGCAACCCACGGTACACCTGACACCGTTAACACAACCACTAACGGTACTGTTGCGGTTTCTACTGCAGGTACTGACGAATTGTTGTCTTCAATGAAAATTGATGCAGCGTCATTTGGTGGTACTGCAACGCAAGCTCTTGCTCTTGCAGCACGTACTGGTGGAGCTACAGACGCTACACCTGCCGCTGGTGATACTTTTCCATTGACAGTTATTGCACGTATGTCTCGTCTTCTTGACCAGCAAAACGTCGATACACAAGGTCGTTGGTTGGTAGTTGATCCCGTATTCATGGAACTTTTGAAAGACGAAGATTCTCGTCTGTTCAATGCTGACTTCGGTGGTTCTGGTCTCCAGAATGGTCAAATCGGTATGAACATCCACGGTTTCCGTGTATACCAGTCTAACAACTTGCCATCGGTTGGTGATGGTCCGTCCTTTACAGGTACGAACTCTTCTACTAACTACGGTATGATTGTTGCGGGACATGATTCATCTGTTGCAACTGCTGAGCAGATCAACAAAACTGAAACATATCGTGACCCAGACAGCTTCTCGGACATTGTTCGTGGAATGCATTTGTATGGTCGGAAAATTCTTCGGCCTGAAGCCTTGGTTAACGCCAAGTACCATTTAGCATAAGGGAGAATAGAAAATGGCTACTATTTCAACACTATTGTTACCTGCTCACGGTAGTTCACAACGTGGACGTGCACCGTACATGGTACAAAAAACTATTGTTCTTTCGGATCAGGCTATTGACTGTTCCGCTGGTGACGTAGTTCAATGCTTAACTATTCCTGCTAACACTCGTGTACTACACGCAGGTGTTTGTGTTGTTGCGTCTGCAACAATGAATACAGGAACAGACGCAACTGTTACACTTGGTGCAGCAGATGCAGATGAGTTTGTTGCAGCGTTTGACATTGACGGTGCGGCTGATGGTGCGTACGCTCCTTCTGCTACACCTGCGGCTGACGTTACACTTGCTGCTGCAGATACGTTGGACCTTACCTTTGCAGGTTCCGGTGCAACATTCTCAGCTGGTAAACTTCGTGTTTACGCTGTAATGATGGACGTTAGTGACCAACGTGACGCCGCTCCTGCGGAAGTAGATCGTGACGCACTTGCGTAAATAAATATTTAGTGGGGCTGTTTCGATGGCCCCACTTTACAGTATAAGGAATACGAAATGCCTAAAATTAAAAAGTATGCTTTGGGTGGTGTAACAACTCCCGAACAAGAAGATAGTCGTTATCGCCCTTCCGCTAATCGTGCGCCGCAAGGTATGTTATCCTCTAGGGGTACTACATCCGCTATGGGTTTGTACGATGGTGGCGTAGTAACTAAAAAGAACTATTGTAATCCCGTAAAAATTACAGACAACCGTAAAAATAAAAAGTAGATGGCTGGAGTTAACTTCAGGACAGCTAGTAAGTTTGCTAGTATTGTAGGTAACTCTGCCAGTACTTCTGGTGATCCCAGTAACGCTACGTTATTATTTACTTGTCCTGAAAGCCACGAAGCTGAAATAGTATTTCTTATGGTAGCTAATGAAGCAACCTCTACAGCAAAAATTGGCATCCAAGTATATCACGCAGAGGATACTACATACCACTTTCTTGTAGCAGAAGAAGCTATAGCAGGAAATAACCACAGGCAGTTTATTGGTGGCGGTCCACTGTTCTTACATGCAGGCGACAAGGTATTACTATTTAGGCACGGTGGGTCAGATGAGTTTGATGCTACACTTTCTGCTAGACTGTACTTCACCCCCGCTAAAAGGCTATAACAATGAGTACATTTCTTAATTTAACAAATGAACTGCTGCGTCGATTAAACGAAGTTCAAATTGATCAATCTGATTTTAGTGCCGTTAAGAATGTTCAGGCACTGGCGAAAGACGCTATAAACTCTGCTATTCGTGAGGCACTTCAGGATGCACAGGAGTGGCCCTTTACTCTTATAACCTATGAGCACACTCTTTCTGCTGGTACTAATACTTATTTATTTCCTGCTGACTATTCAAAGGCAGATTGGGATACGTTTTACATTAAACAACTTTCCTCTAAAAACAACACACCACAAAAATTAGAATTAATTACATACGATCAATACATTTCTAACTTTAGATCAGCAGAAGACACGGGTGGTACAGGGGCTAGAGATACGCCTCAGTACGTGTACATGACACAGGATACAAAGTTTGGGGTTAGTCCAGTTTCGGATGCAGCTTACGTAGTTGAGTACCGTTACTGGAAATACCCTGCAGACCTTGTTTTACATGACGATGAGGCTATTATTCCTGATAGGTTTAAGCATGTAGTTATTGATGGTGCTATGATGTACATGATGTTGTTCCGGTCTAATGAGCAAAGTGCTTCTTTGCATAGTCAGAAGTTTGAAGACGGTATTAAAATGATGCGCAGACTTCTTGTTGACCAACCTGTAAATGTACGATCTACAGTTATGTATAGGTCTTCCTATAATTTAATATCAGATAAAATATAAACATGGCGGATAATCTACAAACTTTTGTTTCTGTATGTGCTGGGGGGCTAGTAACTAACGTAGACCCTTTGACGCAGAGCAATTCTTTGTCTGGTAGCGCAATACGTTTAATTAACATGGAGCCTTCTCTTGAGGGTGGATATAGACGTATAACAGGTTACGCAAATTCTTATGGTACACTTCCCGGTACAGAAAAAGTACTAGGTCTTGCCGTAAATGGCGAAATAAATCAGGGCATACTGGGGTGTAGAAAGCCCTCTTCTGGAACTAACTACTTACATTGGTACAATCATTACTACGATGTAGCTCTTGGATCAGGTGAGGGAACGGCCTTTAGTGTAAGTGAGTCTCTTACTGCGGTAGTTAGCTCAGGAGATAGTACTGCAACAGCAGTGACTGGCACTGTTATATCTAAAACCTCAAACGCTATTGTAGTAGACTTTGGTAAGTTACCCAGTTCTGTATTTGCTACAAGCAATATTATTACAGGAGTTACCTCTGCAGCAACAGGTACAGTAGCAAGCACACCTACTGTAAAAGGTTGGCAGGCTGTAACGTCAGCTGGTAGTCCTACAATGACAGGTGTTGACGTTGTACGGTTTGAAAGATACAACTGGACGGAAGAAGTACTACTCCTTACAGATGGAATTAATCCTGCCGCTAAGTATAATGGAACTAACTATGTGCAGATTACCCACGCTAACGCACCTAACAACCCTAAGTTTGCTAGTGCCTTTGCAAATCATCTTTGGTTAGCGGGTGATCCTGACGAACCTTTTAATATATACTTTTCTTCACCTAACTCTGATATAGACTTTGATCCCGGTAATGGTGCTGGCGTTATTAACATTGGTTTTACCGTAACCCAATTAAAATCTTTTCGTAACCAACTTTATGTATTTGGTCAAAACCAGATTAAAAGAATTGTTGGAGATAACTATTCTAACTTTAGCGTAGAAAATGTTACTAATGACTTGGGTTGCGTAGCGCCTGATACTGTGGTAGAATTTGGTGGTGACATTATCTTTCTTGGACCAGATGGTATTCGCCCCATTTCAGGTACTTCTAGGATTGGTGACGTTGAACTTGAAACAGTATCTCGTGAAATTCAAAAAACCTTTGAAAACTATACAGCCAACGAAGACGTAACAAAACTAAAAGCTTTGGTTATACGCCGTAAGTCTCAGTTCCGTTTATTCTTTGAAGCTAATACTTCTCTATCCCTCCTAGCAGCTATTCGTAAAAGTTCTTCTGCACAATCTACTTTTGAGTATAGTCAACTTGTAGGCATTGAAGCAACTTCCGTAGCTAGTGGTTATATAGGCCAGTTTGAATTTGTACTACATGGGAACAGTTCAGGTAAAGTATTCAAGCAAGAAGAGGGTAATTCTTTTGGTGGTGATGATGTACTAAGCGTATACCAAACACCGTTTTATTTTATGGGCGACCCAGAACTACGTAAGATATTTTATAGAGTTAAAACTTTTCTAAAGTCAGAAGGTGAAGCTACTATAGCTGTAGGCATTGAGTATAACTTTGGCGACTCTGAAATTGCTACACCTTCAAACTTTGATTTAACTACAGCGGGGGCCGCATCTTTCTTTGACGCAAGTTCTACACTGTACGATGAAACAGATATTTACGATGGAAACCCTACACCAATCCGTGTTACTAATATAAGTGGTTCAGGCGATTCTATTTCAATAGCGTACGTTACAAACGGTACAAGTCCTAGTCATACAATACAAGCAATTTCTATTTTGTATGGACTAGGTGACAGGAGATAAAAAGTGGCAGGATATACAAGACAATCTTCAGCAGATATTATTGCAACAGCTGTTGTACGTGCTAACCCGCTGAACGTAGAGTACAATGCATTGAGAGATGCATTTAATTCTAGTAGTGGACACAAGCATGATGGTACAGCAGCAGAAGGTGCCTATGTACCACTAATTGCTGACGCAGACGCACTTAATAAAGTTGCTATTAACACAGCTAACAATCGTGTTGGTGTATTTGTTGAAGTGTCTAGTGCTGCCGTAGAACAAATACGTATTCAAGATGGTGCCATTGTACCAGTTACTAACAATGATATTGATCTTGGCACAAGCTCCCTAGAGTTTAAAGATTTGTATATTGATGGTACTGCACACATAGATACGCTTGATGTAGATGCAAATGCTGGTATTATAGGAAACTTGACGGTTAGTGGTAACACTATTCTTGGTGATGCCGCAAATGATACTGTTACGATTACTGCTGACGTTGCTTCCCCCCTAATACCTTCCGCTGATGATACACATGACTTAGGTGCTGTAGGTTCTGAGTGGCGTAACCTATACGTAGATGGTACTGCTAACATAGACGCCCTTGTAGCTGACACTGCAGACATTAATGGTGGTACTGTTGATGGTGCTGTCATTGGTGGAGCTAGTGCTGCTGCTGGTACATTCACTTCTTTGAATGCTTCGGGCACAGCTACACTAGCTACAGTAGATATTAATGCGGGTAACATTGACGGTACTGTTATTGGTGCTGGTTCTGCAGCTGCTATTACAGGTACTACAATTACAGGTACATCGCTTGTAGGTGCAGTAACAGGCGATGTTACAGGTAATGCAGACACTGCTACTGCACTAGAAACAGCAAGAACTATTGGCGGTGTATCATTCAATGGTACAGCTAATATTAACTTGCCGGGTGTTAATACTGCAGGTAATCAAGACACATCCGGTACTGCAGCAGATGCAACGGTACTTGAAACTGCTCGAACAATCGGTGGTGTTTCCTTTGATGGTAGTGCCAATATTAATCTTCCCGGTGTTAATGCTGCGGGTAATCAGAGTACTTCAGGTAATGCCGCTAGTGCAACTATACTAGAGACAGCTAGAACTATTGCTGGAAACTCTTTTAACGGTAGTGCTAATATCACTATCGCTGCTACTGACTTATCTGATACAGACCAAAGTCTAGCCACAGGTGATAATGTTACGTTTGCTTCTGTCACAGGTAATCTAACAGGTAACGTAACATCTACAGGTGCTAACTCTTTTGGTTCAGTCACAGTTTCAGGTGCAGCAACCTTAAATGGCAACACCATAATTGGTAATGCTGCTACCGATACTGTTACAGTTACTGCAGATGTCGCATCTAATCTTATACCTAGTGCAGATAGCTCGTATAGTCTTGGTGATAGCTCTAACTATTGGTCGCATGGATACATTGATGCTATTACTACTACAGGAAATGTAATAGTCGGTGGTGACTTAACTGTCAATGGTACAACCACTACAGTAGCTACAACTAACATGACTGTATCGGATGCCCTAATTGAATTGGGTACAGGTACTACAGGTACTCCCGCTAATGATGCAGGTATTGTCATTGAACGTGGCGATGCAGCTAATGCCTTCATGGGCTATGACGAAAGTGCTGATAAGTTTACAGTAGGTACGGGTACATTCACAGGTGCCTCCACAGGCAACCTGAGCATCACTACAGGCACACTTGTAGCTAATGTCGAGGGTAACGTCACAGGTAATGTAACAGGCTCCTCAGGATCAACAACAGGTAACGCAGCTACAGCTACAGCATTAGCAACAGCCCGTACTATTGGTGGCGTTAGCTTTGATGGTACAGCTAATATAAACCTTCCCGGTGTTAATGCATCAGGTACACAGGATACATCTGGCAATGCAGACACCGCTACAGCACTAGCGACTGCACGTACTATCGCTGGTCAATCGTTTGACGGTACAGGTAATATCTCTATCGCTCCTACCGATCTTACTGGTGTAAACTCTACTGCCACTGAATTAAATATCATGGACGGTGATACGTCAGCTTCCGCTACTACTCTTGCAGATGCGGACAGAGTTGTAGTTAATGATGCTGGCACTATGAAACAGGTAGCACTGACAGACTTTGAGACATACTTTGAGGGTGCATTAGATACACTCAGTAATGTAACAACTGTGGGTGCTCTTAATAGCGGTAGTATTACAAGTGGCTTTGGCGATATTAATAATGGCTCAAGTGCTATCACTACAACAGGTACAGTAACATACGGTAACTTGTCCGATGGTACTATTACTATTACAGGCTTCGTAGATGAAGATAACATGGCATCTAATAGTGCTACACTTATACCTACACAACAATCTGTAGAGGCTCGTATTCAGGCTGTAAGTGCTACAGCTAATAACGTAACTGGTCTTAATGCTACAGGTACAGAGCTAAACACTGTAGCTGACTTTTCTGCTGTAAGTGTAGATACAAGCACAGCAATAGCTAGTAACGATGCCCTATTAGTATTTGACAACGGTAACGAAATAGGTTATCGTGACGTAGACTTACTTGATACGTACTTCTCAGCTACAACTAAAACACTTACCAATAAAACAATAACAAGTCCTATCCTAACAGGTATGCACCTTAACGACTCAGGGTTTACTGTTGAGGGTTCCAGTGCAGACGGTAATGAAACTACTGTAGCATTTACTAACCCTACCGCTGCTCGTACTATTACATTTACGGATGCAAGTGGTACTGTTGCTTTTACATCCGATATAAACGTAACCAACGTAACTGCTGCTGGGGCATTAATGGATAGTGAGGTTACTAACCTTGCCCAAGTAAAAGCATTCAGCTCTGCTGACTACGCTACAGCTGCACAGGGTACACTTGCAACAAATGCATTACCTAAAGCTGGTGGTGTGTTAACGGGTGCTGTCACAACTAACTCCACATTTGATGGTGTAGATATAGCTGTTAGAGATGGTATTTTAACCACCACTACAACTACAGCTAATGCTGCCTTGCCAAAAGCTGGTGGAACAATGACTGGCAATATAGTAATGCCAGCATTAGGTACTGTAGATGGTAGAGACCTATCAGTAGATGGGGCCAAGCTAGACCTTATTGAGGCTTCGGCAGACGTTACAGACGCAACAAACGTAACTGCTGCTGGGGCATTAATGGATAGTGAGGTTACTAACCTTGCCCAAGTAAAAGCATTCAGCTCTGCTGACTACGCCACAGCTGCACAGGGTACTACAGCAGATAATGCCCTCCCTAAAGCTGGTGGAGCTTTAACGGGTGCAGTGACAACCAACTCAACGTTTGATGGACGTGACGTTGCTACTGATGGTGCAAAGCTAGACACAATAGCAACAAGTGCAAATAACTACGTCCACCCAAACCACACAGGTGAAGTAACATCTACTGCTGATGGTGCTACAGTTATTACAGATAACGTGGTGGACGAGGCCAATCTTAAAGTTTCTAACACTCCTACTAATGGTTATTTCCTTTCAGCACAGTCAGGTAATACTGGCGGTTTAACTTGGGCGGAAGCTGCAAGTGGTGCTGATCTTTACGCTGAAAACCCAAGCAGCCCTACTGCACCTTCTGCTACTGGGGCTAATGCTGTGGCTATTGGGAGTGGTTCTAATGCTGGGGGTACAAATGCTGTAGCTCTTGGTGTTGGCAGTGCCGCCGGTGATGGTGCTTTCTGTGCAATCAACGGTGGTGGTAATACCTCTTATGGGGCTGTTGGCAATAGATCAATCGCTATGGGTGAAGCGGCTCGTGCGCAAGGCCAAGACAGTGTTGCTATTGGTGAGAACAGTTTAGCTTCTTTAGCAGATAGTTTTGCTATTGGTTACAATACAGACGCTACCGCTATACGTGCGGCCGCTTTTGGATATAACGCACAGGCCAATGGCTCAAACGCTACGGCCCTTACAAACTCCTACGCATCCGGCACAGACTCCTTCGCAGCAGCTATAGCCAACAACACCTCAAGCTATGGCGCTACTGGGGCTAACTCTATTGCTATTGGGGAGTTAGCTAAGGCAAGTGGGCAAAAGTCTTTTTCTTTTGGATACTCTACTCAAGCTACAGGAACTTATAGCTACTCTTTGGGAAGACAAGCGCAGGCAACGCAAGAGGGTTCTGTAGCAATAGGCTCTTTTGCAAAGTCTGCTATTATCGGCAAAGTGGCAGTCGGCGGGTATAGCCCAAACAACATAGGTGACAGTCAGGCTGGCATTGTAAATCTTTATGCGGACACCGCTAGCGCCACGCCAGAAGCCCTGACCACCAACAACAGCACAGCTTCTACAGACAACCAAGTCATCCTTCCCGACAACTCTGCCTTTGCCTTCCATGGTACCATCGTAGCCCGTCAACAAGCATCCGGCGGAACAGCTTGCGCAGCATGGAAAGTCGAAGGTCTCATCCGCAGGGAAGCTAACGCTGGCACTACAGTGTTAGTCAACAGCGCCATAACCATCCTAGACAATACACCTGCTTGGGGCATGACCCTCTCGGCAGACACAACAAACGGTGGCCTTAAGATCGAGGTCACAGGTGAAGCGGCAACAAACATTCGTTGGGTCGCTACGATCAATACATCTGAAGTAACTTACGCCTAAAGGAGATACCAATGGCTATTCAAAATACAATCTTAGAAAGCGCCAGCCAGTACGGTATCGCTTTCAACAACGCTTACTACCGCATTGCTACAGCGGCTATCAGTCGTCAACGTGGGGATGACCCCAAGTTCACAGTAATGATTGACCTGTCAGCATATGCGACAGCTACACCAACTGATGATACTCGTGAGGTAGACTTCAAACGCTACAACGCAAACCTGACAGACATCGAAGCTGCAACAGGTACTACGTTCCTAGACAAGTGCTATGCTTGGGTCATGGCTCAGGACGATATGAACGGTTCGGAGGCTGTATAAATGTCAGTAACCATCGACTACACAAAGGGTTTCTTTGAGCCATCGCCCGTTGCTGAGAAGGTGGGAACGATCACAGGCACAACTCTTGACCTCACGTCTGGTAACGTGTTTAGCTACACCCCTACGGCTGAAACTACGTTTGTGTTTAGCAACCCCCCTACGACGGGTACTGCCCTCGGATTTACGTTGGGGCTAACTGGCGCTGATGTGTCCGCTTCGTATGACATAGCTAATGCAGAGCCCCCTGTTTATGGGTACTTCAGTGTTGCTGCTCAAGAAACAGCTCCAACCGGCGTCTTCTTCAAACCTGATGGCTTAAAGATGTATGTTATTGGGTATCTTGGAGACGATGTTAACGAGTATGACCTAAGCACGGCTTGGGATATAAGCACTGCGTCTTACTTGCAGAACTTCAGTATTGCTGCTCAAGAAACAATTCCAAGAGGCATCTTCTTTAAACCTGACGGCACAAAGATGTACGTTCTTGGGCAAACAGGAGACGATGTTAACGAGTATGACCTAAGCACGGCTTGGGATATAAGCACTGCGTCTTACCTTCAGAACTTCAGTGTTTCCGCTGAAGAAGCAACTCCACAAGGCATCTTCTTCAAGCCAGATGGCACTAAGATGTACGTTGTTGGGTCCATTGGAGACGACGTAAATGAGTATGACCTAAGCACGGCTTGGGATGTCACTACGGCTAGTTACCTTCAGAACTTCAGTATTGCTGCTCAAGAAACAAGTCCAACAGGCATCTTCTTTAAACCTGACGGCACAAAGATGTACGTTCTTGGGCAAACAGGAGACGATGTTAACGAGTATGACCTAAGCACAGCTTGGGATATAACTTCAGCCAGTTACTTGCGGAACTTCAGTATTGCTGCTCAAGAAACAAGTCCACAAGGTGTCTTCTTCAAACCCGATGGCCTAAAGATGTATGTCGTGGCGGAAACAGGTGATGCAGTCTATTCCTACACCCTAAGCACAGCTTGGGACGTAAGCGCTGCCAGCTTTGATTTTCCCACTGAAGGGTACTTCAGTGTTGCTGCTCAAGAAACAGCTCCAACCGGCGTCTTCTTCAAGCCAGATGGCACAAAGATGTATGTTATTGGGTTCACAGGAGACGATGTTAACGAGTATGACCTAAGCACGGCTTGGGATATAAGCACTGCGTCTTACTTGCAGAACTTCAGTATTGCTGCTCAAGAAACAATTCCAACAGGCATCTTCTTTAAACCTGACGGCACAAAGATGTACGTTCTTGGGCAAACAGGAGACGATGTTAACGAGTATGACCTAAGCACAGCTTGGGATATAAGCACTGCGTCTTACCTTCAGAACTTCAGTGTTGCTGCCCAAGAAACAACTCCAACAGGCATCTTCTTCAAACCCGATGGGACAAAGATGTATGTTATTGGGGCTATTGGGGATGGTGTCAATGAGTATGACCTAAGCACGGCTTGGGATATAAGCACTGCATCTTACTTGCGGAACTTCAGTGTTGCTGCTCAAGAAACAAATCCAACCGGCGTCTTCTTCAAGCCAGATGGCACAAAGATGTATGTTATTGGGTTCACAGGAGACGATGTTAACGAGTATGACCTAAGCACGGCTTGGGATATAAGCACTGCGTCTTACTTGCAGAACTTCAGTATTGCTGCTCAAGAAACAAGTCCACAAGGCATCTTCTTCAAGCCAGATGGCACAAAGATGTATATTATTGGGCAATCAGGAGATGCAGTATGGCAATACTCCACAGGCTTTGTCGGAGATGCGACCTTCACATACCCTGCGTCTGTCGAGTGGGCAGCAGGTACACCCCCTACCTCCCCTGCTGATGGTGATACAGACCTACTGACATTCCTCACGCAAGATGGCGGCACAACTTACTACGGACGCTTGATAGGCGACAACTTCAGCTAAATAGGAGCATTAAATGCACGTTAAGATCACAAACGACCAGCCCGTAGAATTTCCCTACACAATCGGGCAATTTCGTCGTGACCACCCTAAGACTAGCTTTCCTCGCATCATTCCTGACACGATGCTGAAGCGCCATCT